GGTCGAAACTTACGACAGAACCTTGCGAGTGCTACCGTAACTCGGCGTTGTGTATGTGTAGTATTGACAAGCACTTACGTTAAACCGACCCGCAATCGAACCAGCTATCGAGGCGTGACTTTGAACCCTAACGTGATACTAATCCGCGAGCCAAGTTGAAAAATCCCCCCAGTGTATGGCCGTGGGTGAGGCGTCCAGAAGCGGCTCAGGCGATCGGGATTAGTCTCGTCGGGTTTGATTCGTATGTCAGGCCGCACCTTCCGCCGGAGGGTATCCGCGGAGCTGGGCATGACATCCTGTTTGACGTGCCGACGCTCGTCAAGGTTCGCATCGAACAGAAAACGAGGGAGGCCAGAACGAGAGGGCCAGACGGTGAAGACCCGCTACTTGCATCGGGCGACTCCCCGGCGCTCGAGAAGTACCGCGAAATGCGAGCGGGACAGGAAGAAATCAAGCTGGGCGAGATGCGTAAGCAGGTGTTCCGCCGGCAATGGTTTGTGCAGTCGCTTCGCCCGGCCCTGACCGCGATGAAGTCCGCAGGTGACAGACTCGCGAAGCTGTTCGGAAACCCGGCGGCGGAAATCTTCAATGACGCTGTGGACGGTCTGAACAAAAGCCTCGAAACGGTGATTGAGCAAGTTGGCGAACCTGATGCAGATTGAGACGCACGGCGAGCCGCTTCTGGTTGCAGACTTGATTGCCGCGATGAAGACGCCGGGCGTCCGCACGTTGTCGCAATTCGCGGAAGATGAGATTCGTTTACCGACTGGGCCGTTTCAGGGGCTGCCGTTTCGTCTTGACCGGCATCCGGTTGCACGGCTGCTGTTCAACGAAATCGATAGCGGGCGATGGTCGCGGGTGTTCATCACCGGGCCGAACCAGGACGGTAAGAGCCTTCTGGGTTTTGTTATCCCGACGCTGTACCTACTTTTCGAGCGCGGCGAAACGGTAGTCATGGGCGTGCCGTCGGGCGACCTCGTGGCGGACAAGTGGCGTAACGATCTTCTCCCCGCCATTCGTGCCAGTCGTTATCGCGAATTTATCCCGACGAGTGGATCGGGAAGTCGCGGCGGCGAAGTGACGGGAATTGAATTTAAGAATGGCGCAACGCTTCGATTCATGACCGCCGGCGGTGACGACCAAAGCCGTGCCGCGTTCACGACGCCCAACGTGATTGTGACCGAGACGGACGGCTTCGACGAGATCGGGGCAAAGAGTCGCGAAGGCGACAAGTTCAGCCAACTTGAACGGCGGCTGCTGGCGTTCCCAGAAGGTATGCGTCGGCTGATTGCCGAATGCACCGTAAGCAATGAGACAGGGCGAACGTGGCAGGAAATACATCACGGTTCGTGCAGTCGCATCGCGTTGAAATGTCCGCATTGTTCGGCGTGGGTTACGCCGGAACGGGAACACGTTACGGGTTGGCAGGCCGCCGACGATGAAGAGTCCGCGGTTGCCGCGACGCGATTGGCTTGTCCGCTGTGTGGCGTGCTGTGGTCGAATGAGCAACGCATCGAAGCGAACGCCGGGGCCGTACTCGTTCACAAGGGGCAGGAAATAGACGCGGCTGGTGAAGTAACCGGGCCGAGGCCGTCAACAAAGACGCTGGGCTTCCGATGGACGGTCATCAACAGCGTGCTTAATCCCGATCGTCTCGCGTCGGTTGGCGGGTTGGAATGGAAAGCGAAGCGGGCGGTTGACGAAGATGCCGCCGAGCGTGATTTGTGCCAGTCGCAATACGCACGGCCCGGCGTTTCGGCCAAGACGAATCTCTCGGCAGTTGAATACATGGCAATCATGCGGCGTGTGCGTAGCGGGCTTGGGCGTGGCGTCTGCCCGCCGGGTACGCAACTTGTGACGGTCGGCGTTGATGTGGGCAAGTACCTGCTTCACTGGGTATCGGTTGCGTGGCTCAACCCGACGACTCCGCACGTTGTCGAGTATGGCGTTCAAGAAGTTCCTTCCGATTCAATGGCGGAACCGAAAGCGATTGAAATCGCATTGCTTGGGTTGCGCGAGGAACTATCCGCGGGCTGGGCCGTCGGCAGTCAAACCGTTCGGGCGTCGCTGCATTTCGTTGACTCTCGGTATCAGACGGATGTGGTTCGCAGGTTCTGTGTGGCATCTGGGGAAGCGTACTGGCCGACGATGGGGTTCGGTGCGACACAGAAACGTATCGGCGATTTCAAACGCGAAACCGGCGCGAAGGTGCTGGGCGTTGGTGAAGATTATTCGGTCATCCAAGAAGTGGATGGATGGCAATACATCGAAGTAAACGCGGATCGGTGGAAGAGCCGGCTGCATGAAACGCTGCGAACGCCAGCAGGACAGGACGGCGGACTCACACTCCCCGATAGCGGGAACCACATGAGCTACGCAAAGCACATGTGTGCCGAGCGGCAGGTTGAAGAGTTCGTTCCCAATCGCGGCATGGTGACGAGGTGGGAGCAGGCGAGCAGACAGAACCACTATCTGGACGCGACAGTATTGGCGTTCGTGGCCGCTCATCTTGCGGGTCTGCGGATGCCGGCTGTCGAGCAGGAACAAAAACGCGAAGAACGAGAGCCGGGAAGTTTTTTAACCAGTCATAAAGGGCGTTGGTAAATGGCAATAACCTCAGCAGACATAGCGGCATTGCCCGCCTACACCGATGCCGAATTGTTGCTGTTGTACCGCTGGGCGTTGGCTAACGGTGCGGCAGGACAATCGCGGACGATCAACGGCAGGTCAATCAGCTTCCCCAACGTGAACGACATCATGGCGGCGATCGATTGGTTACAGCAAAAAACGAACGTGGCCGCTGGTGACGATGGAGTAGTTTTGTTGGAAACCAATGAAATTTCTTGACAAAGCAATCGCCGCGGTATCTCCGAAGTGGGCCGCGGAACGGATGATGTATCGTGACGTAATGGCGAGTTATCGTGGCGGCGTTTCTACGCGCTCGAGTAACGGCTGGGACGCCAGCGAAAGTCAAACCGGGCAAAAGACTTTGACGACCGAGAGTAGCCGTTCGATGCGTGACCGGGCGCGGCATCTCGACCGGAACAATTCACTGGCGTCGTCGGTGCTGGATCGTGCTGTTGAGAATGTCATCGGTACGGAAATCACGGTCGAGCCGGCAACGGAGAGCGACGACTTCAATCGCGAGGCTAAAGAGAAGTGGATGCTGTTCACCCGCAGTTGCGACATTCGCGGGATGAACGACTTCGCGACGATTCAACAGTTGACGTACCGCGCGATGAAACGCGACGGCGATGTTGGCACGGTATTGGTTGACCGCGGCGGAGAACCGAAGCTGCAAAGTATCGAAGGCGACTACATCGAATCGCCGTATGGAACGTACTCGTCGTCGATGGTTGACGGGGTTGAGGTCAACGAAGTTGCCGCGCCGGTTCGGTACTGGGTTCGCACCCACGACCCGAACAAGCCGTTCACGCAAAAGCATACGTCGATTCAGCCGAAGAACTTTATCTTCCTGACCAATGCCGATCGGCTGGACGGTATTCGCGGCGCGTCGCAATTCGCACAGAGCTTTGAACTGTTCGACCAGATCAGCGGCTACCTCGAAGGCACGGTACTGGCGGCAAAAATCGCGTCTTACATGGCGATCGTCATTAAGAAAAACGGGGCCGCGAACATCGTCGGCAATCTCGGAACGAGAACGAACACGGCGGGCGAAACGCAACGCAAGAAAACTTGGGAACCGGGGCAGGCGATCTATCTTGAACCGGGCGAAGATATTTCGACGATCACGCCGAACCAGCCGACGCAGAGCTTCCCCGATGCAATCGCCGCGTTTTCTCGGTTCGTTGGCCTCAAGTTCGGGTTGACGATCGAGCAGGTGATTCTCGACTTTTCGCGGACGAGCTACAGCAGTTCGCGGGCGGCCAGGCTACAGGCTCAGCAGACGGCGGACATGGAGCAGCGACGGTTCGCCGAGCAGTTCGTCTCGCGAATCTATCAATGGTGGATTTCCAAGACGGTAAAGAGCGGCGGCTTCGTTGTCGCTCCTCCCGATCGGTACTGGACGCACGAATGGATTCCGCAGGGCAGGCCGTGGGTTGACCCGTCGAAAGAAATCGACTTCGCGGAACGGGCGGTAAAACTCGGCGTTGACGCGCGGACGTTCATTGCCGCCGGCATGGGGTATCAATTCAAGCGGCTCTGTGAGCAGAACGAACGCGACCGGGCGTTGATGGCTACGCATGGACTGCCGATCGATTCGGAAGCGGCACCCGTGTCAGAAACACCCGTTGGCCCTGACCCAGAACTGGAACAGATTAAAGCAGAGGCCGAAGCATATGGGATTGCGGTACGCGCCGGGGCAATCAGCCCGCAAGAAGCAGATGAGAAGTCTTTCCGGGAGAAACTCGGCTTACCGGAAATGAGTAGCGATGTTGGTAAGGCGTGGGATAAAGACTTGGGCGTTCGCCG